GAATACGTCCGAATCGCCAACCAGCGCCTGGAAAGTATGTTAGATGTGGATGACTGATGTATTTCACGATTTAATTAAAAATTCCATTTATAAAATATGAATTTTATTTTGTCAAGGAGTGAAATAGATGGCAAGAGTAAGATTTTTACAAGGCGCTTATCTATTCTCTCTTGATAAAGTCATGAACTATAATGATGAGCTTGAGATTAATGATGAAAAAGTTATTAATACTCTTGTTGAAAAAGGTATAGTTGATGTACTAATTGAAGAGAAGAAAGAAGCGACAAAAAAGAGTAGTTCAAAACGAACTGCTAAGAAGGCTGAAGAATAATGAATACGGGAATGAAAATTACTAATCTAGATTTAGATTTTGTTAAGAATTATCTAAGAATAGATCACACTGAAGATGATGCTTTATTATTACTCATGATTGATTCAGCCAAAAACTTTATACAGTCTTATTTGAATATTAAGTTTTCTGAAATGGAAGAAATTCCTGACGAATTTACAATTGCGGCACTAGCCCTTATTGCTCATTGGTATGAAAACAGAGAAATTCAAACTAATGTTCAGGGAGAATTAAAATATATCTTCTCAGGTATTTTGGATATGTATAGAAATTGGAATGTTAGTTCCGGTTAGACGATTCTTAGGTGATTAAAAATGAAAAATGTTAGTATTGGTGAATTAAATGAAAGAATTACTTTCTATCAAGTGACCAATGAGAAAAATGATTGGGGAGAAGTCGTCAAGACTGAAAAAGAAGTTATGACATGTTGGGCTTTAGTGAGATCTCAGTTCTATAAAGAAATCCTTAGTACAATTGGAACAACACTCCAAAATTCTACAACTTTCATTATTAGACATCAGCAAAAAGTCAAGATAACAAGTGAAATGACTATTTTATACAGAGATCAAAAGTATGAAATAATTCAAATCACTCCAGACATTTATGATAAAAAGTTTGATCTCATTATCGCCAAGGTGGTGAATTAATGAGTATAAAAATTGATACGTCTTCTATTGATCGAGCCTTAAAAAATATGGACAACCAAGGAAAGAAAGCTAGAGACAAAGCTTTAAAAAAGGCCGGTAATGAAATAGCTAATAGATTAAAAGACAATACTCCGGTTGATCCACGAGATAGAAATAAGAAACATATGAAAGATGATATTGTCGTATCTGGTGTTGACCAATATGGTGAAGTAACCATTGGTTTCGGAAAAGAAACTTATTGGAGAGCTCGATTTGTTGAGTTAGGAACTATTAAGCAACGACCTCAACATTTTATTGAAAACACTGAGCAAGAAATGCGAGATAAGGTAATGGAAATAATCAAGGAGGAATTAGCAAAGGGGTTAGGATTATGACACACCCTATTAAAGATGTTTATACATTTCTAACTAAAAATAAAGAATTATCTTCATTAGTAAATCCTGATAATATCTTTATCCTTGATATTCCTATTGATTATCAAAANCAATCTAAACTTCCCTTGATTCGAATCAATCAGATAGGAGAATATCAAGCTGAGTTTGCTTCCAATATGCCAATATCATTGTCTGTAACTGTCCAAATTGATATTTGGGGTAGTACAGTTCAAGATCTTGACCCAATCCAGGACAAAATTGATAAGATAATGGCTTTGAATGGATGGTTCAAATATTCAGGAGGTCTTGATAAGGACCCAGACTTTAATGACACCCCAAGGATTTATAGAAGATATAGAGCTTCAGTCCCGGTTAAATTTGACTAATAATTTAGCACCTAATATGGTGTATTTTTTAATTTGATGGAGAGGAGTTAGACAATATGGCAACATTAGGATTTGATCAAGTGCAGATTGGCATTATGGATGAATCAGAAAATGTAACTAATGTGTATACAATTGATGCAAAAGAAGGTGGCGCAATCGAAGCAAAATTATCTGGATTAGGAGCAACAATGAATACTGTTTATGCTTCTAACGTTCCTTTCTTCGTATCTGCTCAAGGTGTTTCTTCGCCTAAATTAGATTTAGATGTGGCAGATATTCCGGAAGAAGCTTTAAATGAAATTACAGGTGCTGTTGTTGAAAACGGAATTGCTAAAATCGGAGCAAATACTATTCCACCTTATGTCGCTGTTATTCTGAAAGCTAAAGGTGCAATTGGTGATGATATTTTTGTTGGTCTAACTAAAGGTAAGTTTGCTTATCCTGACTTAGACATTAAAACTGGTGATGATAAAGGTGTTGAACTTTCAACAGATACAATTTCTGGTGAATTCATTGCACGTTCTGATTCATTTGTTTATGCAAAAGGTCGTACTAGCCAAACTGGTTTCACGGAAGAAGAATTCAAGTCATTTATCTTCAAAGGTTATACCGCCNCGGCTGGTGAGTAATTGGATTATAAGAGGCTGGATTCTTAAATGATTCCAGTCTTTTTTGTTACATAAAAACAAAAAGGAGAAATATAACCATGATTAAAATTGAACTTTATAATCCAGATACAGGAAAAACAGAAACTATTACTGAAGATTTTGTTCCTTCCCGTTCACTGAGGAAAGTTCTTGAGTTTGGTGCTAAAGTTGAAGAAGGNGAACTAACTGAACTCGAACAATTGGATGAAATTATTACTTTAGTAGCAAGTTTATTTAGAGATGAACGAGTAACATTTGATTCTATTCTTGATGGTATTCCTGCTGATAAACTAGACGATACATTAAATGGAATTCTTGAGAATGTTCTCGGAGGAGAAGTTGAAAAAAAGCAGGCACAGGAAAATCTGAAACAAGTAACAAAATAACATATAAAGAAAATTTAAAAAATCTAAACAATATGTATAAACAGCTTCTTGAAAATGGTTGGAAGTTAAATGATATAGACAACATGGACATTAACTATTTTCTTAGTCTTATGTGTGAAGATGATATTGATAAAACAGATAATATTGAAGACTTCTATAAGTCAATATAGCTTAGTCTTTTTATGTGGTACTATTAGCCAATGTCTTTTAACTCTATTTGATTCGTTGAAAGGAGGGAAATAAGAATGGCAAATAAACCACTTGGTAATATGGTCATAAACTTAAGTTTAAATAGCACATCTTTCTCTAATACCATCAATGGAATTAAAAAACAAATTAGCGTTGCTACAAGTGCTATGAAAGCTAATATGGCCATTTTGTCTAGTGCAGGTAATGAGTATGAAAAGTTAGAAGCAAAAATAAATGGCTTAAACGGAGTCATGGCTGCCAATGAAAAGCAAATTGAATTATTGAGAAAAAAATATAATGAAGCCAAAGATGCATATGGTGAGAATTCAAAAGAAGCACAAGGTCTAGCAAGATCATTGAATAATGCTATTGCAAGGCAAGGTCAATATGCAAGACAATTGGATCAAGCAACAATGGCAATGAAAGATTACCAAAGAGGAACTCAAAATTTAAAGAATGAATTAGATCTAGTAGAGAAAACAACGAATTCCTCTATCAGAACTTTACAAGCTCAAGGTAAATCTTATCAAGCTGTTGCTGCAAGTTTGGCTGGTCTACAAAGATCACAGACTCTTCAAGCTCAAATAGTACAAAAAGAAAAAGAAAAGCTTGACGAACTCATTTCTGCCAAAGGTGAAGACGCTAGAGAAACAAAAATTCAACAAGCTGCTTATTCAGAAGNAAGAGCTAAGTTATCCGAATACGAATCAAGTATCAATGATATTAAAAATAGGTATCAAAATATTAGCTCAGAAAGTGCAAAATTTGCCGATCATCTTACAAAAATAGGCGATAAATTCACAGAAAATGGCGAAAAAGCTAAAATCTGGGGTAGCACACTAACAAAATCTCTCACTGCATCAATTGGAGCTATATCTACATTGTCAGCAAAAATCAGCTCTGAAATGTCTAGCATTCAAGGAAATATTCAAGCTATGACTAAAGCAACTGCCGGTGAAGCTAAAAAACAAGGTAAAATTGTTGGTCAAGTTTGGGCAGATGGATTCGGTGAAAGTACAGATGAAGTCTCCGATGCTGTAATTAAAATCAAACAAAACCTTCAAGGAATTGATGATAGTCAATTAAAAAGTGTCACAGAAAAAGCTTTGACTCTTTCTAAAATCACCGGGGCCGATATTCAAGAATCTCTTCGTGGCGTAAACAGTTTAATGGTTAACTTTGGTATGTCGGCCAATGAAGCATTTGACTATATGGTTGCCGGTGCACAACGAGGACTTAATAAATCTGGCGAATTAGAAGATAACATTGCAGAATATGGACAACTGTGGGCACAAAACGGATTCTCAGCAAAAGAAATGTTCTCTATTCTTGAAAATGGTTTAAAATCTGGAGCTTATAATTTTGATAAGGTTAATGATTTTGTAAAGGAATTTGGGATCTCATTAAATGACGGAAGATTCCAGAAAAATATAGGTAGTTTTTCAGAAAAAACACAAGAACTATTTGACAAATATAAATCTGGAAAAGCAACGGTTAAAGATGTATTTAATTCAGCGATCAATGATTTAAAAGGCATGAAAAACCAACAAGACAAACTTACTATTGCTTCAACAGTATGGAGTTCTCTCGGTGAAGACAATGCAATGAAAGTCATTGAATCTCTGAATGAGACTAATAAAGCTTACGACAATGTTGCTGGTTCTACAGATAAAGCTTCTAAAGCTCTAACAAATACACCAGTTGCCCAATTCAGAAAAGCTTGGAGAGAAGTTCAACTAGATTTACAACCAGTTGGAGATACACTTTTAAATTTAGGAGCAACTATTCTTCCTAAAATTTCAGGTGCCATTAAAAAAATAATGGAACCATTCCAAAAAATGCCTACAACAATGCAAGCTGTAACACTTGGAATAGCTGGATTTATTGCTTCTATTGGCCCTATGTTCATGATCAGTGGAATGGTAGCCGGAACGATTGGAAAAGCAATTACTGGATTCAGAAATTTACAAGTGGCAATGGGTGCAACAAGTATTACTGGTGGTATTTTAAGAGGAGTAATGGCTTCACTTACTTCTCCTATCACTTTAATCATTGCTGGAATTGCTGCATTAGCTGCTGGATTTATAATTGCCTATAATAAAAGCAAACCGTTCCATGACTTTGTAAATAATTTAGGAAAATCAATTTCTAATGCCTATGGAAAAGTAAAACAATTTGTATCTGCAATTACTCAGATGTTCCAGGGAAATTGGGCTGGTGGTGCTACCTTATTAAAGAAAATTGGTCTATCTGATGACCAAATTCAAGCAATAATTATTGCTGTTACAAAAGTACAAAATATCCTAAATACTTTGAAAGGTTATATACAACAAGCTTTGTCTGCTGTTGGTTCATTTATCAAGAAACAAATTTCAGGACTTGTTAAATTTTGGAATGAGAATGGGGCTACTATTACACAAGCTACGAAAAATGTTTTCAAAGTAATTGGAGTAATCATAAAAACTGCATTGGCTATCCTAACTCCGATCTTTAAAGTTGGATTTAAGGCTTTAGTTATTATTGTTAAATCTGTCTGGAATAATATAAAAGGTATTATCGAAGGAACAATAAAAGTAATTGAGGGTATTGTCCTTGCTTTCTCTGGTCTATTTACCGGTAACTGGAAGAAAATGTGGCAAGGTATTAAAGATATATTCAAAGGAGCATTTAAACTTATCTTAAACTGGTTCGAGTTAATGTGGATTGGTAAAATGCTCAAAGCAGCAAAGGTTTTTGTTGGTCCATTTAAAACTATTTTCTCTAAATTATGGTCTGCTATTAAGACTATCTTCTCTGCTCCAATTAAATGGATTGTAAATTTAGTGAAAAAAGGCTGGAATAGTTTAACCAAAATTTCTGATTCTTTAGCTTCGAGTTTAAAAAAACTGTTCACAAAAATGTGGAATAGCTTAAAGAGTATCTTTTCTTCTCCATTAAAATGGCTGATTAGATTAGTCAAAAATGGATGGAACAGTATGAAAGACCAATCAGTAAAAATTGCTGAAAATATGAAGAATAAAATTACTTCAGTCTGGGATAAGATCATTTCAACTACGAAAAGTCTCCCTGGAAAAATGGCTAATGGCATCAAAGGTGGAGCTAGAGCCTTAGAACGGGCAATGATTAGTATTGGAAATGCAATGTTAAGAGGGTTGGGCAAAGGTGTTAATGGTGTACGTAAAGGAATTAACTGGATTTTAGATAAGGTTCATGCTCCAAAGAGTATAAGAATTCCTAAATGGAAGGTTCCTCAATTTGCCAAAGGTACTGACAATTTCCAAGGTGGTTTAGCAGTTGTTGGTGATGGTGGCAAACATGAACTTATTTCTTTGCCAAATGGAGAGGCATTCCTTTCTCCTAATTCAGATACTCTTGTAAATCTTCCTAAAGGAACAAGCATTCTTAATGGTAATGCTACAGAACAATTGATGTCATTATATCCTCACTTTGCTAATGGTACTGGTTGGTTAGAAAATGCTTGGAGTTCTATTAAATCAGTTGGACGTAAAGTAACAGGAAAAATTCTTAGTGCTGGTAAGACAGTCTGGGACTATATGAGTAATCCTAAAAAACTTATTGATAAAGCTGTAAGCTCATTTACTAATTTATCGGGTCTTGAAAATCCAATTCTTGCTATAGCTAAAGGGGCGGTTACAACCGTTAAAGATGCTTCTGTTAACTGGATTAAGAAATTCTTTGACATGGGCGAACCTAGTGGTTCAGGTGTCGAAAGATGGAGACCTTATGTAATTAGAGCTTTGGAAATGAATGGATTATCTACAAGTCCGAGCATGGTAAACAAAGTATTGAGACAAATAAAGACTGAATCTGGTGGTAACCCGAGAGCTGTCCAACATGGATATACGGATATAAACACTATTCGTGGTGATTTAGCTAAAGGTTTAATGCAAACAATTTCTTCTACATTCAATGCTTATAAATTTCCTGGTCACGATAATATCTTCAATGGATTTGATAACTTACTAGCTGCTTTAAATTATGCAAAACATAGATATGGTAAATCATTAAGTGCTTTAGGTAAAGGACATGGATATGCTAATGGTGGTTTAATAACAAGGAATCAAATTATTGAGGTCGGTGAAGGTAATAAGCCTGAAATGATCATTCCACTCGACCCATTAAAAAGAACCAGAGCTTTGCAATTACTTTCCCAAACTCAGAAAATCCTTGGAGTTGGAAATCAAATTCAAGGTGGAAATGTAGGAAATAAAAGTCTAAATCAGACTTCAAATGTTTCTGCATCTGAGGAAGATGAATCCGTTATGTATAAACTTTTACAAGCAACATTACAACAAAATCAAATTCTTATGCAACTTTTGAAAAAAGACAATTCTGTTTATCTGGACGGAAAAGAATTATATGACAATTATAATAAATATTCAAAGTCAACTACAAATATTCGTAATATGTTTAAAGGAGTGACTACGGTTGGATAGGTTAACTTGCATTTTTTGCGGAGTTGATTTTGTGGAAGACCTCGGGCTTATTGTAAACGACATAAAAAGACCAGTCACTCCAGAAATTTCAGAGAATGTTCAAGATGTACCAGGAATGGTTGGTAAAATATATCTCGGTAATTCTTATGGACAGCTTGAATTTGAAATAAGCATTACGATAAAAGCAAAAACACCACAAGAAAGAATAGATAAAATTCATGACTTATCTGACATTGTCACAACATTTGGTGATGGCGAGTATCCGATGGTCTTTAGTAATGATCCAGAATGGACTTATTATGGTCATTTTAGTTCTATTTCTACTCCAGAACTTATAAGCAACAATCAATGGGCAACCTGCACCCTTACATTTTCTTGTAGTGATCCGAAAGGTTACGGTGAATACCAACAACATGACATAACAACAAGCCCTATAACGATCACACCGGACGGGACAGCGGAATGCTATCCAGTTTTTACATGCATACCGAAAAAAGACGTAACCAGAATTGCTATTACTGATCAAGACGAAAACTATATCTATATCGGATCTGATGTCGATCCTGACACAGGAGAATATCCAGTGGACTTAGAGCCAAGAGTATTTCACGACGATTGTGCTACAATGGCGAACTGGTTATCTCTCACAAATGACACTCTTACTTTTACGCCAGAAAACGGGGNAATTGGTGGAAGTATGAGGACTGAAAATGATGCTTTGAAAGTTTCACTGGATAGCAGCGGTCGTCCCTATTTTGGCGATCCAGTAAAAGACAAATGGCATGGCCCAATCGTACAGCAAATGCTAAACGGACAATATGAAGATTATCGTGTACGAATTTGGCTATGGAATAACCAATATTACCCAAGAGCCAAAGGAAAAGTGGAACTTTATCTGTTAGATCAAGATGGTAATGCGATTGGGAAAATTGGCCTAAAAGATAACAGCATCAGTGCAAAACCTATTTTGCAGGTGACTGTATTCAACGGAGATAATTATCACAATATCATGTATGACCAAGGTAGTATTAACAAAAAGAAAACGACCACCAAAACGATTAAGGTGAAAAACGGTACGAGAACGGTAAAAAGCAATGGAAAAACCAAGACAGAACAACTGTGGAAGACCCTTACACTGCCGGCCGATCCGTCCACAGACACCTATTCCAATTTTTACGGATGGATCCAATTGGAGAAGATTGGAAATAAGTTTACGGTGCAGGTTATGAAATGCGACAGCAAACATAACCCTATGTGGAGTAAACCGATTACAACGACATGGACAGATACAAGAAAAATTTATACACAAAAGCTGGCCGCAGTGNCTGCGTATATCGCCAAATACGACATTCAAGAGGATACAGCCGACCCGGTAGTAAAGTACACAAATAACGGGCTGGCATTGAGCGACGTGGCTGTATGGCAAATCATAAATGGTGGAAATAGCGGAACTTCNATGCCAACGGTAATAGCAAGNTCAGGGGACGAAATAAAAATAAATTGCGAGGACCACACCGTTTATAAAAACGGTGCTGTTTACATGGAAAACTTTTACATTGGCGGCCAGTTTTTTACTATGCAGGGTGGGGTACCAAAGTCCTTTGCATTTTCCCCGGATTTGTCGGATGCTGATTGGTATTTTGAATACAGACCAACAACGAGATAGGAGGTGATAGCCTATGTATCTTATATTGGATTACGATCTAACACCATGTGGTGTTTTAGATTTAAACGGCAAAGGCTGCAAGTTTTATGATGACCTGAGGTCTACTAAAATTGCAGACGACCAGGGCAAAATATGGGCCGATACGCTCGAAATCAGTGTGCCAACCGGGTACCGGGAAACAGATTTTATAACATATGGCTATCATCTCTTGAAGCAAGGAAATGATGGCTATTTTTATGTTTACCGGATTTATAATGTCGAAGATGGTGTGATTGGTCCTGTCCATGTTAAAAAAGCACAGTGCCTTAACCTGCTTGCCTGGGATTTGGCGCACAAAATTGTACCGGCTAAAAATATGGCAAATGCTACAAGCCAAGATTTGTTTGGCTATATCCTGCAAGGTTCCGGTTGGGAAATTGGTGAGAATTATTTTTATGGCGGATCTTTTTCGTTTGAATTTTCTGCGGGTAACAATGCCCAATATTGGCTTGATCAGCTTACATCCCAGTTTAGCGCGGAAATCCGGGCTTATGTCCAAGTTTACAACGGGAAAATTATCCGTAAGGTAATAGATTTTGTGGACGAATTGGGCGAATCAAAAGGCTACCGGCTGGAATACGCTCATAACCTGCAAGGAATTACCCGAACCGGCAGCGACCAGGAAATGTACACGAAATTGTATGTATACGGCGGGCAAAAGTCGGATGGCACGCTGGCGTCCATTGCATCCGTTAACGGCGGCCGGGAGTATTTGGTAGATGATGACGCAAACGATAAGTACAATAACGGCGGCCCGTATTTAGAGGGGTACGTCGTAAATGATCAAATTCTAAATCCCAACGGATTGCTGGACTGGGGCAAAGAGCAGCTGGGAAAATACAACCATCCAAAGTACAATTACACCGTGGATGTCGCGCATCTCGGCTATCAGCCAAATCTGGGAGATCATTTTCAGATTGTCGACTTTGAGATGCAACCGGAATTGACAATCAGCGCCCGGGCTATCCAAATTGACGAATCGGAAGCAAATCCATCGAATAACAAAATCACGGTGGGCGAGTTTATCGAGATTGTCGCCGTCACACCGGAGATTGTGCAGGACCTGCAAGCAAAGGCGAAAGCTGCACAAGATGCGGCCGAAAAGGCAAAAGGGTACAAGGTAGAATATTTTACGCCAGACGGTACCGATTTTGCCGATACCACGGGCCAAAAGCGCATTATTGTCCGCGTGTACCAAGGCAAAGATGAAGTAACGTCCACGCTGGATCAATCAGTTTTTGTCTGGCAGAAAATCAATCCGGATGGCACGTATGACCAGGAGTGGGCCGATGCCCATAAAGGCCTGGGAAATGTGATCTCCGTCGGTATAGAGGTTGCGGGGTGCACAATCCGGTGCAAGATAGATGATGGGAACCTGCCGAGCATCGATGCTTATTTTAAAAACGGCATTGATTTTGTAGTGGATGAGCTGGCGCAGGTGCAAACAGACGAAACGCTGTCAATCGCTTTTATTACGGACACGCACTATGCTACCGCCAGCGAAAACGGAAACAACTTAAAAAGCCGCAGCACGCTCCATATGCAAAACGTCGCCTATTTGACCAACAAAGCAAAAATTGACCTCGTTGTCCATGGTGGCGACCTTGTNGATGGAGATGAGCAAAAGAATTTGATGTTGACTGACTTTGAGGATGCAGCCGAGTCGCTCTATTCTGCATCTGCTGCCCCGGTTGTTTATCTAAACGGTAACCATGACGACAATAGTTGGTACGCGCATGACAATGACGGCAATCTGATGCGATCCGTCCTGCAGCCAGCCGAGCGGTATGCAATCCTAAGCAAATATATGGATCCGACGTTTATCCTTAACACGACGGAAAAAGAGCGATTATACGGGTACAAAGATTTCCCGACACAGAAAATCCGGGNGATCTGCCTGAACAGCTTTGATAACCCGTATATTACGCTGGCGGATGGGACCAATAAATACCCGTCTCAATGGTCATCCGCATTTCGGAACGAACAATTAAATTGGTTCGCCAATATAGCTTTGAAACTCCCTGCTAATGATTGGGGAGTTTTAATTTTTACCCACGCCCCGTTACAAGGGACATTTAATTCGGACACACAAATAAACAGTGATATTATGTACGGCATTCTATNTGCTTTTGTAAATGGAACGACTTGCACCGGATCCGGGAGCACGGCGGACTATACATGCAGCGTATCTGCCGACTTTACGAGCCAAGGCAAGGGGCAGGTGATCGCTGTCATTAGCGGGCACATCCACTACGATAGCAGCATGACTAAAAACGGGATGTTGCTTATCCAAACGCTGGACTCGCTCGCGCGTAACGACTACGCCGGTAAAATGCCAGATCGTCCGATTATATCACTTGAGGAGGATGCATGGGATGTATTTACCATTGACCGGGCAAGCCGAAAAATCTATGCAACCCGGTTTGGTGCGGGAAGCAGCAGGGTGTTTAACTATTAGGGAGGTGAGAACGTGACACTTTTAGGTAGCGTGGATATACCGTTTACGAAAAGTACAAAAATTGCAGTGGATGCAACCGACACAGCCGGGCAAGCAGCAACTGTTGCACAGCAGGCTACAGATACAGCAGGGCAAGCCCAAGCCACAGCACAGACTGCATCCCAGACAGCCACGCAGGCGGCGGCTACAGCTGCAGATGCAGCACAAGCAGCACAGACAGCAATTACGACCGCCAATGGCAAAAACAAAGCATATTATGGCGCAACAACTCCAGCCAATCCCCAATCTGGTGATATTTGGTTTGTGGAGGATGACAACAACAATGTGACAGCAATTAAGCATTATGATGGCACACAGTGGATAACAGATGTTGACAACACCGCACTTGAACAACAGATTAGTGCCGCACAAGAAGCCGCAGATAATGCAGCAACAGTCGGACAAGCCGCCCAGCAAACAGCCGAAGAGGCGGAAGCCAAAGGGGACGCGGCGGCGAAAGCGGCAGAGGAAGCAAAGGATGCGGCAACAAAAGCCCAATCAGATGCCTCCAGCGCAGTTACAAGCGCAAATAATGCAGTCAACACTGCTAACAAGGCAACACAAGACGCACAAGATGCCATCGACAAAGCACAGGAAGGATTTGATACTGCGCAAGATGCCCTATCTAAAGCAGACGCTGCAGNCGACACAGCAAACAATGCCAAACAGGTAGCGTCCGATGCGGCGACACAAGCAAGCACAGCAAACACAAACGCACAGACGGCGATGTCTAATGCGCAGGATGCAATTAATAAGGCAAACGACGCCAACGCCAATGCCAATACGCGCGAAAAGTCTATTATAAAATCCGACGCGGCACCATCCAATCCAGCAACAGATCAGCTATGGGTAGACACATCCAAGACACCGCAAATTATGCGGAGATGGGATGGTAGCTCGTGGGTTGACTTATCTCCGACACAAGCAAGCCAGATTGGCGCTGTAAGCACGACAACTTATACAACAGATATTACAAACATAAATAATACATTGAGTCAAAAAGCAAGCGTTACGACGGTAAATACACTGTCCGGACGTGTGGATAATGCAGAGACGGCTATTACGCAAAATGCGAATGCAATTGCCAGTAAAGCCGATAAAACCGCTGTTGACACGTTAAAAAACACCGTGGATAACCATAGTACGTTGATTAGTCAAAATGCTGATGCAATTGCACTAAAAGCCAGTCAGTCCACGGTTGACGCGCTAACTGGTAGGGTCAGCACGGCGGAAGCAACACTAAAAACGCAGGCGGACCAGATTGCTGCACGTATTACAAAAACGGATGCAGATGCCAAATATGCGACGCAAACGGCTTTAACGGCAACAGCAAACAGCCTGACGAGCAATATTTCAGCTGTACAGACTAATCTGGATAACTTACAAATCGGTGGCGCAAATTTAGCTCCGAACTCAACAGGGGATTTAGGAACAGACGGTTGGAGGGCTTTCAATGGTTCTACTAATCTAGTAGTTTCAGATGGTTATCAAGGACATAAATCAGTTTCGGTCACAGTACCAGCAAGCAATGGGGCGATATATACACCTTTTGGAAATGTAGAGGGTTCGAAGCAATATACAATGTCTTTTTGGGTAAAATCAGATAAGGATTGTACTGTTTCGCATTTGCCGAAATTTATAGACGCAAATAACGTAGAGACCAATCCGTTATCTGGTAGCTCAGTGAATCTAATTGCCAATACATGGACTAAGGTTGAATATACTTTCATAGCTCCATCATCAGCGGTAAAAGCCGCAACAACACCAAGAATTGGCTCTGGTACGTTCCCTACAAATTTATTTGTATCTAGGTACAAATTAGAAAAAGGAGCTAAAGCAACGGATTGGACGCCAGCAGCGGAAGATATGGCGACAGTCATCCAATTTAACACACTATCCCAAACGTTGGATAGCACTGTATCACGAATTGGAAACGCAGAAGGNAATATAAGTGCATTGCAACAAACTTCCGATTCCTTTGCGACAAGGATTTCAAATGCAGAAGGAAATATAAGTTCGTTAACGCAAACAAACAAACGGATTGCA